TTGGCCAGCTCACGCTCGCCTGCAGCGCCCTTGTTCCGCTTACCGCGACCGTTCATGCGCCACCTAGCAGCTTGTTCAGCCGATCCTGCGTGGTCTGGTAGCGCTTGCCGTAGGCCTCCAGTATCAGCTCTTCCAAGATTGACACCCTGGTGCGACGCTGTTCTGCAGCCGCCTGGTCTAGCAGCTGCCTTACCTCTGGCCGCATACGCATTAAAAACATCTTGCCCTGTTTCATAACTCCCCCTTGTATATCTGCCGAATATAATTCCAAGACCGTAACGCCGTCAATGCTTGCCAATTTGACAGCACCTAAAATTATTTTGGTTTGGGGTGTTGACATATACCGGCGATATATGAGAGTCTCTGTCTACGGTCACTGCCGACCGGATCAACCACCCAGAAAGAGGAGTTGAAAATGCAAAAGTACACAGTCTTCCAAATCAATCTGTCCGACGCACAGCACAACAACAACGCTATCCGCGAGTTGTATTTGGACACCATCATGTCGCCTACCGACAAGCGCATCGCAGCCGCCCGTGATTTGTACGCAAAGGTTGCAGTAATTCAGGCTGATTCTCTGAGCCAGGTTTTTGAGATCGGCAACATCGGCCCTGAAGAAAACATCGAACGCCTAGCCCGTATGCACTCGGTGTCAGTCGGCGACGTTATCGTGTCCGACTCTGGCGATGCGGTTTACGTTGCACCGGTCGGCTTCAAAGCAATTAATTTCTAAGACCAGGGGCTCCGGCCCCTATCAACCACCGAGATCCAGGAGTTGAAAATGTCCAAATATGTAGCTTACTTCCGAGTTTCCACTGAGCGCCAAGGTCAGTCTGGCCTCGGCCTCGAAGCCCAGCAGGCAGCAGTCAAAGCCTACGCTGACGGCATCATTCACAGCTTCACCGAGATCGAATCAGGCAAGCACGATGACCGGCCACAGCTGGCCGCTGCCATCGCCATGTGCAAAGCCACAGGCGCAGCTCTGCTGATTGCCAAGATCGACCGACTGAGCCGCCAGGCAGCATTCCTGCTGACCCTGCGTGACTCTGGCGTGCAGATCGTTGCAGCCGACATGCCGCACGCTGGCACGCTTGAGTTCGGCATTCGCGCTGTGGTCGCCCAGCATGAGCGCGAAGAGATCAGCCGCCGTACCAAGGCAGCACTGCAGGCAGCCAAGGCTCGCGGTGTCAAACTCGGTAACCCAAACCCGCAGGCAGCAGCAGAAGCCGGTGCAGCCGCTGGCCGTGCGAACGCAGACGCATTTGCAGCTCGCATGATGCCCATCATCGCCGACCTGCAGCGTGCAGGCATCACCAGCCTGCGCTCAATCGCAGCAGCGCTTACAGCCCGCGGCGTGCAAACCGCTCGAGGTGGCCGTACCTGGGGCGCTGCCCAAGTTTCCAACCTTATTCAGCGGGGTGCAGCATGAACGACGATTTCTTCAACGGTTTTCTGCTCGGGATCTTTGTTGTCATGGCCATGTTCTTTGTGGCGGGTGTCATATGATCACCGGCCAGATCCTGCGCGATGCCCAGCTGGCATTGTTCGAGCAACGCGACAGCGACTTCCTGGCTCAGTGCCGGGAAATTGCAGCTCAGATCTGCAGGCAGCAGGGCTCGGTGTCCATCAACGATGTGCGAGCTGCCATCAACCTGCCTGCGGAGCTGCACCCATCAGTGCTCGGTGCCGTTTTTCGGGGTAAAAAATTCACAGCAATCGGCTACACAGAAGCCGCTCACAAAGCCGCCCACGCTCGCGTGGTGCGGGTCTATAAACTAACGGAGGAAACATGTCAGGCAAACTAACACCAGACTACATGATGAGCGCTAGCCGCCTGCCAGCGCTGCTCGGGCTGTCTCGCTACCAGACACCCAATGATGAGCTGCAGTACAGCATCAACGCAAGCAAAGGGTTGCCACGCGAAGACAAACAGAACGAAGCGATGGCTTGGGGTGACCGGATCGAGCGCCTGATCTTGCAAGAAACAGCCAAGCGCCTCGAGCTGCTTGAGCTCTCGACTGAGTTCGACTCGGCCTTCTTTCATAAGACGCTGCCGCTGGCTTGCAGCCTGGACGGTTGGGCGCATGGCCGTGGCCAGAAGATCCGCACCGACATGGACGCAGGCATTATCGTGGTCGGCCAAGATGAGATCATGCTCGACGGCTATGGTGTGCTCGAGGCCAAGCTAACCGCAGTGTCGCCCGAGGAAATGCCAGCGCTGTACCGTGGCCCTGTGCAGTTGCAGGCACAGATGGACATCATGCAGGCCAAGTGGGGTGCGGTGGCCGTGCTGTACCAAGGAACCGTGCTGCGGATCTTTTTGTTTGAGCCGCACAAGCAAACACTGGAAACGATCACGACTGCGGTGCTGGAGTTCCAAAACAAAATCGAGAAGTACAAAGCCACCGGCGAGATTGACTACTACCCACCAGCCAACAGCAAGGATGCCGACCGCATGTATCCGGCAGCGGATGAGGCTGCGGTAGTCAACCTACCTGGTCGCGCTGAACAGCTGGCCGACCAGATCCTGGCAGCGAACGCAGCCATCAAAGAGGCCGAGGGTAAGCGCAGCGAGGCAGAGACTGAGCTGAAAGCCATGCTTGGCCAAGCATCCAAAGGCACCGTCGGACGCTTCGAGATCCGCTGGCCAATGCGTAGCTACAAGGCGCAACCAGAGAAGGTCGTGCCGGCGAAGGACGCATACAGCATCAGACAATCAACTTTATCAATCAAAGAGGCACTATGACCAAACTCGAAGAGGCGCACGCCAGAGCTGTTGTCGCGCTGTTGAACACCATACCCAAATGCAGCGAGGAAGAGGCCGAGGAAATTGTTGAGTCCTTTACCGCGCTAGTTCTTTACACCATCGAAGCATTTTTACCAGGGGATAACAATGAGCAATCTCGTTACAACTAGACAGGGCTTTGCGCCTGCAACCTTTACCGAAGCCAGGCAGTTTGCCGAAGAGCTGGCATCGTCCAGCCTAGTACCCAAAGCCTATGTCAGCAAGCCGCAGGACATACTGGTGGCCATGCAGTGGGGTGCAGAGATCGGCCTGGCACCCATGCAGGCATTACAAAATATCGCGGTGATAAATGGGAAGCCTTCGGTCTACGGTGACGCAGCGATGGCGCTGGTGCAGGCCAGCCCACACTGCGAAGACATCGAAGAGTATTTCGAGGACGAAGGCACGCCGAACCCGGTGGCCGTGTGCGTTGCCAAGCGCAAGGGTCGCAAGCCGGTGGTGGCTAAGTTCAGCGTCGAGGATGCCAAGAGAGCTGGCTTATGGGGCAAGCAAGGGCCGTGGCAGGCGTATCCAAAGCGCATGATGCAAATGCGAGCTCGCGGGTTTGCGCTGCGTGATGCGTTTCCTGATGCGTTGAAGGGTCTGATCACAGTCGAGGAGGCGCAAGACTTCCCGCCAGAGGCCAAGCCACAGCCAGCCAAGAATATCACGCCGCTGCCATCTAACCCACTCGATCGAATCGCACCACCACCGCCACCAATAGATGAGTATGTGCCGGATCTGGAAGAGGCTGACCCGGAGCCAGCAGGTGAGTTCCAGCTGATGGTGCCAGGCAAGGACGGTGGCGAGCCGGTAGTTAAGTCAACGCACGCAACGCAGCTGGATTGGTCTGCAGCCTATGAAGAGCTCGCCGACAAGGCCATGTCAGCAGGCAAGGCAAGTGAGCGTGACCGGATGACAGCGCTAAAAAATTTCAAGGAAGCGAACCAGGTGCTGTTTAAAAAGATGGAGCCTGGTGCCATGCTGCAGCATTCGCAGGCCTACCAGAAGCGGCTGCGAATGCTGGGCGCTGAAATGAACAAGGAAAAAAATCCCGACGAATAGTCGGGAAAACCCGCTGGTACATTGGTTAGCGCAGGAGGGGCGCAGTATCAGCGGGGGGTGTTCCTCACTGCTTCGTACTGACGGACGCAGGTGTCGAGGGCTGATTGGAGCCTTGCTGCGTCGGCGGCGTACCTTGCAAGAAACTCTCCATTTGCCCGATCCAATTCCGCTCCAGACGCTCCACTGCAAGAGCTGGCGGTACTGGACACGGCACCTGCCGGGGCGGCGGGGCGCTCGGGGCGCTTGCGCAGGCTGTCAATGAGCCGGTCAGAGCGAGCATTAATATCTTTGATCTGTTCATATGATTCCTCTCTCAGCTTGTCAGCCTGGGCCTGTAGCTGCTGCTCTTTCTCGCGTGCAGCTGCCTGCGCCTTCGCGTACTCCTCTGCCAGCTTGGCCTTCTCCTGATCCCACTGCGCTTGTACCTCGGCCTTACCTGCTGCCGAGCCTTTGACGTAGCCACCAGCGCCAGCCACTGCGACAGCGATAACGGCACCGGCAATCAAGTAGGGGTTCATTTCGGCGGCACCTTGGTGCCTTCAAGTTTCTTATGCACCTTGATTGTTTTGCAAACTTCCTTCTTGGTCTTCGGATCTTCCCGGCAGACCTTCTTCATCTCGCCACCAGCGTGTACGTTGAATGCTAACAGCAAGCTAGCGGCCACGGTTGCGGCCATGCGGATCAGTAAAAAATAGTTCATGGTTTCCCTTACAGTTCAGGTTGTGGTGCTGCTGGTGGTGCTGCTTTACCGTTGAAGCCTGCCGCCACAGGTGGTGGTGGGCTAGTCTCTAGCATAGGCTCGACGCGCTGATGCACTGGGGCCGGAGCCTTGGGTGCTGGTGGCTGCGGGTCAGTCCAATCGCTGGCCTTGCTAACGCCAGGCGGTGGGTCGATCAGCCGGGCTACGCCGTCCTTGCCCTTGATGGCCAGCAGGGTTGCCAGCGCACCGAGGATGTACTTTGACATGTCCGACAGCAACATAAAGAATTGTTTGTCAGCTGGTGCGATGGAGTTCATCGGCTGGGTGACGAACACCACCGAGTACATGGCCAGGCTCGACATCATCAGCAGCACAGCACAGAACGTCGTGCCGATGACTAGCTTAATGATCGAATCAATATAATCAGGAGTCCATTTCATTTCTGTTCCTCCGGCTTAAAGTCAGCAGCTGGCACCAGCTGGTCGGGGCAAGTGCCGGTCACCGCGCAGGTCGGTCGCTGGCACTCAGGCTTGTTCCAGTTTTTGTTGTCCTGGCACGGGTATCTGAATCTGTCTTCGCACCCAGCCAGCAGCAGCAAAATCAGCAGGTATCTCATTTGACCCCCAGCACATGCAGCGCGTGTTTGTAATGCTTGATGCGGTCTTGCAATCCTATCGTGCCGCCGTTGATCCGCTT